ATCATTTGTGTTTCTTTTTTCTTCTTATAAATGTGCGAACCAGCGTTTACTGCTAATTTTAGTGCACCTAATATTGGAAATGCCATAATAATCTCCTTTTTTATTAATTATCGTCCATAATTACGTTTGCTTGGTCAATTCCTGTCTTTGCAAGACTGACTCCAGCACGTAATTTAGCCAATTCTTCGTTTTGTTCAAGTTTATCGTCTGCAATATCACCTTGTTGCATTAATTTTGCTCTTGCAAGCTCTTGATCTGCTTCATCACTAGCTTTTTTACGTTCGTTTTCCATTGCACGAAGGTCAACTTCTCTAGATTTTAGTTTTAAAAGAGGATCGTTGTCAAATTGTGACGTAATTTTCTTCTCTTCCTTCATAAAATCCTCTGTCATCTCAGCAATCAACACTGCTTTTCTTGCTTCTATAGCTTGTGTTACTTGTTGAACCTGTTGTTGGGCCTGTGGATTGACTGCTGCTTGTTCTGCAAGCTGTTGTAGTTGCATCATCTGCTCTCTAAACTCTAATTGTACCTGTTCTGTAGCCATCAAACTGATATGCTCTAATATATTTTTTTGTATTGCAGCCATAACAGCAGGATTATTTCTAACCATGTTAGTTGACATAAAATTTAAGTGTGCAGTTATGTGTGCTCTGTGATCTTGACCAGGAAATGCTTGAAAAGGTTTTCCTGCCATTGCATTTATGTGTTCTACACTTGGGTCCATTGGTTGCACTGGTGCAGGTGGCGGTAAAATTCTATCAATATCTTTTATACCTAATGCTTCGTACATTTTTCTAAATGCCATGTACAAATTATGTATTTGTGGATTTGACATTGCCATCTGTAATCCAGTTTGTGCTAGTGATATTCTCTGACTCATAGAAAATATATTTGGATCTGCAACTGGTAGCACATCTATTCTGTCATCAAAGTCTGCAACCTTAATATTCTTTTGTCCACCCACAACATCGTATGGATATTCTGGTGGTAAGTATGTAGCAAAAACTTTAGACAGTAATTTAAATTCTGACTTTAGTGCCACGTATAATCTTTTGTGTATTGCTGACATTACTCTTGAACCACGTTCTAAGAGTGCTACGGTCGTTCCAACAGCTGCGCCTTGGTTCCCGTCACCGACCTGCATGTCAGCAATTGACGCGAATCTTTGTCCTGCTTGAACAACAATTCCCATCAACTGTAGTAAAGTTGCTGAGGGTTCTTTGTAAGGTAAAAATACAAAAGCATCTTTTAAATTACCACCTGGTGTATCTACATCTTTAAATTCACCTGGTTGTATTGGTTGGGCATCATCTTTAACTCTGACACCACGTTGTTTAAATCCGGCTGGTAAGTTTGATAACGTACCTGCATCTAATAATTGACGGAGAGCCGCCGTTGCCGTACGACTCAATCCGCCAATCATGTGTATCAATCCGAATCCATAAAATCCTAGTCCTGGCAGAAATTTGAAATGGACAAAATATTGGATTTTATTTTTAAGCGGATCATTGGGCGCAAAGTTTCGTCTAATAGACAAAACTTTTTGACTACCTTCCTCGATTGTAACGACGTAAGGTAATTTTATTTCTGTTGGTTGACCATCTTCACCAACATCCTCAAAACCTTCTAAGTCTAAATTTACATGACACTCTAACAGCGTATATAAATTTTCTGCTTTTGTAGTTTTAGTTACACCTTCTAACTCACGTTCTTTGTCTGCAACTTTATCTGCATCAGTAACATCAGTAGGTTTTGATAATTCTACATCTGAGTAAAAACCATTTATTTGTTGTTTACGTAAATCGTTCTCAGATATTTTTATAACATGGATGACTGATTCCGCATCGTCTAATGAGGTAGCCGTATACGGAACAACCAGGTCATCTGCAGGAACAAACTTTGATACAGCTCGTCCCAGTAAATCGTCGTAATAAACTTTTTTAAATGTAGATCCTGCAAGAGGTAAATGAAATAACATTTGATCAAACTCTGGTTCGTATTCTTTCATCTGATCCATGATTTGATAGTTCATAAAATCTTTTACTCTTTGCGATTGTTGTTCTTTCGCAGGAGTAGTTACACCTAAAATTTGTGTTCTAACCGGTCCGTCTGCCGGTAATAATTCTTTGTATGCTTGTGCTTGAAACTGTGTTACCGCTTCTGCAAGAACAGGGTGTGTTGCACCTGATGCACCTTGGAACGGATCGTTTCTGTTGTCGTATTTAAAACCTAAAAGATCTAAACCATTCATGTAAGATCTTTCCCAATCTTTTCTTGATGATTTATAATCTCTGTAATCGTTTCTAAGTTTTGATCCGATAGGATCTAAAGTTTCTTCTGGTAATATATCTGCTAAGTTATCAAAGTGCGAGTTTGGACTTGTTTGGTTTACTGCACTTGGATCAAAGTCAATAGTTGCACCACCATCTTCTTCTGGTGTTACTTCTACCGGTCCTTTTTGTTCTTCTTGCTCTACAATCTCGACATCTTGTTCCGGCCCAGGAACTTCTAATTTAGTACGAGTGTTTGGGAGAGCTTTTTCTATTTCTGCCATGTAATCTCCTATAGTTTTCTACCATTTTTATATAATGAAAGCAACCCTTGTGACATAGGTCCTTTTTCTGGTGGTGGTCCTGATGTATCGCCACCTGATAATCCACCACGTGCAAAACCAAGTGTTGTTGGGTATGGACCCATGTAATTTAATATATCTGGATTCTGTAACATCAACTCTCTTTTTCTTGCATCTCTTGCTGCATCACCTCTAGCACTTTGAAAAATATTATCTACAGATCTTAATTGTGCAAGTTCATTTCTTCTTAAACCTTCTGCTAACGCCTCTGCTCCTCCTTGGTAATCTACGTTTTCAATCAATGGTAATGTTTTAAATGCTTCTCTTAAATCTCCTCTAGCTTTATCTTCTTGTCTTTTGTATTTAGCTGTGGTGTCTGGAAGATATGAAAAATCTGAAGTAGGTTGAAAAGATTGACCAGCTTGAGCTTGATCAATTTCATCATATATATCCATAACTCTATCTTGTTCTTTTAAAGCACTTTCATACGCTGCTATTTTACCCATCTGTTCTTCAGTCATTCCTTCTTCTTTCATTCTTTTGTTTCGTTCTTCAATAGCATCAACTTTACTTCTATCACCTAACAAATAATTAAATGTGCTGTCACCAATAGCTTCTTTAAATGATTTACCTTTAGACAATACATCGTAACCAACATATCCTGCTTCTTCTAACGCAAGAAAACTTAACGCTGCAGGTCCAAGTAAACCTCTAAGCGAAGCAAAATCTTTTAACCCTTTTCCTGCCTGTAATATTTTTCTTGCTAAATCTCCTTGTGCACCTTTTTCAAAACCTTCTTTTAAACCTTGTTCTAAAACTTTTCTACCTTTTATGGCACATGAAGAACCACTGCTGTATTTAACTCTACCACCAGATGCTTTTTGTAAACTTTTAGGACAACCTAAATCTGCTACAAGGGCTGATATAGGTAATGCTTTAGTTGGTAACACAACACCTTTCTTTGCTAAGTCTTTAATATTTTTTTGAGCTTCTGGAGAAAGTTTATCAAGATTTTTTATAAATTTTGATGCATCTAATGTTTTTTCTTTTCCATACACTATTGTAGGTGTTTCTATTTTATTTTTTTTAGCAAAATCTTTAGATATTTTATTAAACTCGTCTACGTTTATTGTTTTACCTTTATAAGTTATTGTTGGATTATCTTCTCCAGCAATAACTTTTTCAAAAAGTCTTACAAAAGGTCTATCAATTTCCACACCTTTTTTCTTATTAATTTCTTTATCTATAACTTGTCCAAACTCAGTATAACCAGGTGCCTTGTCATAAGTAGCAGACACACCCATTACTTCATCAAGCTGTAAAGCATCTGAGTCTATTAATTTTAAAACATTGTTTCTTAATTGAACAAGTTTTGTGCCTTTGGTTTTTAATAATTTATCTCTAATTTCTAATTTTGCATTTCTAATTGCTCCAGAAGCAAATTGCCCGTATTCATTTTCAGCAGGAAAAGAAGATAAGATGTTATCAAAAACATCCCCAGTTGGAACTTTTAAACCTTTTATGTCTTTAAATCCAAGTAACACTTGTTGATATCTAATTAAATCATTACTAATGTTTTGTAAATTTTTTAAATTACTATTACCATAAACCATTTTAGAAAGTTCCTTTACATCTGTAATATCATCAACATTTTCTAAAGCTATTCTGTGTATAGATTTAACGGCGTTATCTTGTGGTTTATATTTAAGTTGATTTATATTTATATTTTGTTTGTCATCTAAAGCTTTTTGTGCAGCCTCTAATGAATTGTAATATTGAATACCTTGATATTTTTTAGGCACAACAGATGTTTCTGGATTTTCTGGTTTGTAATAAAATACTTTATGTGTTGCTTTTTCGGGAACATTGTATAACTTATTTTTTCTATCAAGATTAGTTACTGGTCTAATTACTTCTACAATTTTTCTTTTTTCACCTGGCACTGTTGTTATTTTATCTTTTGACGCTTTCATTTCTTTTACAGGAATTTGTTTTATAAGCCCTGCTGCTTTAGCATCTGCTAAAACTCTACCAATTGTTGTTGGAGCAACAGGAATTTTTTTAGCAATTGCATCACGACCTATTTTTTCGTTTCGATAAAGATTTAAAATATTTTTAATTGTTCGTGCACCTAATAATTTTCTAGCACCTGTTTTAGTTTCTCCACTACTTTCAAAATATTGAGGAAGTTTTTCTTTAATAACTTCAGCTGATAAACCATCTCTAAATCCAATACGACCACCGTCAGCTTTTTTATTT